CACCAGCGGTAGACGAGGGCATTGCAAGCCTGACGCGCGACGCCATTTCGGCTACTCAGTACCCGGGACTGGAAGGCTTTGACCCCGCCAATCCTTTGAATCCGCCGGTGGCCGCGCCTGCGCCGGCTGCGCCGGAAGAGACTTACACTCCGCCGACGGTGGCGGGGGACGAATACATCGGATCGCCGCCCGTGGGCTACCAGGGCGGTGGCGGGGAATACAACCCCGGGGACGGCTACACTGACGAAGACCGCATTGCTGAGGACGAGTGGTATGCCTCTCAGCGGGAGGCGCGGCAAGAAGAAACTCCCCCTCCTGAGCCGCCTCCCCCTCCGCCCGTTATAGACTCGCCTCCCGTCGAGGACGATTACGTTGAAATCCCGCCTCCCAGTGGCGGGGATGACCTTGGCCCTGGAACGTCGCCGGGTGGCGGGCCGGAGACGCCGCCTCCCCCGGTTTATGACCCGGAAGCGCCGACGGGTGGCGGCCAGGACGGCGGCGATGTCGTAGTCACCGTCCCCGATGCCGGAGACGATTTATATACTCCGGGTCCGGTAGTCGGCCGTGAGGAAGAACCCCCGGAAGACACGGGGCCTGCGGGTCCGGTAATCAGCCGGGATGGCGCTGACACGGTGGTGCAGTTGCCGGATGAATCGGTGCCGGATGGCTCGATTGTTGAGCCGGTGCTGCCGGAAGTGCCCGAAATACCTCAGCGTCAGCAAGACCTTGCCGAATCGGTGCTGAAAATGGCCGTTGGGCTGTCTGATTACCCAGAAGACCTGCGGTTCGACGTTAATGGCGATGGCGAAATCAACGTTTTAGATGCACTTCAGATTCTAAAAGGGGATTTTTCAGAAGACCTTTACGGTTACGAAATCGGTGCTGCGCCGGAACCGGCGCCGGCGCCGGCTCCCGAGCCTGCCCCGCCGATTGAGGTTGAACCCGAGCAGCCGCTGCCGCGCTACCGGTACACGCCGTATGTGCCTCAGCAGTTCAATTACATTCTGCCGGATGTCGCGCGAAGCTTTGCGCCTTTTGGTGGCATGGGCTCGTTCCAGCCCCGACCCTTTACCGGTGGAGTTTCTGATTCTGAGCTGGATGTCGGGTACGGAGACGTCACGGCCCCGGAGCTGAGCTTGCCCCCGGCAACGTATCAGCCTATCCCGTCGTTCCAAGTGGCACAGCCGGAGTATGTGCAAATCCAAGGCCCGTCGGCCCCGGCTTATGATCCGTTTGCCACGCCGATTCGACCGGAGTTTGCGCCGCTTCCGAGCTATGAGCGGACCGCTTATGCACCGCGCACACAAAAGATGGTTGACCAAATCCTATCTGAGGAAGAGATAGCAAATCCCTTTATGAATCCGTATTTACGGTCTGGGGTTTTTGGCGGCCGTTGATTATTTCCCATAATAATCAATAGTTAGCGATTACTTGTTGATAAAACTCTTCTGATATATTTGCCCCCTAGACGGGCTCGCATAGGGGGCGGGCATGTGGTTGATCCAATTACGGCGCTGGCTGTAGCGTCCACTGCTTTCAACGCTATCAAAAAAGGTTTTGAGGTTGGCAACAACCTTGAGTCCATGGCTGGCGACATTGGTCGTTGGATGGGCGCCCTGCAAGACCTTAACGACGCGGAAAAACGAGCAAAGAATCCTCCGCTGTTTCGCGCGATTATAAATAAGTCCTCTGTGGAACAAGAGGCTATGCAGGCTTTTGCGGCCAAGCAGAAAGCCCGCCAGATGGAAGATCAACTTCGCGAGTACGTTAAGTGGACCCATGGCGGGGATGCTTGGGAAGAGATTTTGGCTATGCGGGCCAAGATACGTCAGGACCGCGCGGATCAAATAAAAGCCCAGGCAGCGCGGCGCGCAAGGTTCAAGGAACGGTCATTTACCACCGTTGCGGTATTAGTCATACTTGCGCTAGGCTCTGCGTTGATATGGGGCAGTATTGAATTTCTCCTAGCGATAAAGGCCAAAGGATGAAGTTTGACGCGATCAAGAACCTTGTAGGGGCCGTAGCGCCTACTCTTGGAACGGCCCTCGGTGGGCCTCTGGGTGGTGCAGCGGCGTCAGCTATTGCCAGTGTGCTTGGTTGCGATACGGACGCACGGAGTTTAGAAAAAGCTTTGTCGCAAGCCACGCCAGAGCAACTGGTGCAAATCAAGAAGGCAGAGCTGGACTTTGAAGCGCGGATGAAGGAGCTGGACGTTGACCTCTACGCGCTCCAGACCGCCGATACTGCCGATGCCCGGAAGCACTTCGCCAAGGACTGGACGGCGCGGTTCCTTGCTATCACTTTGTGCTTGCTGTTTGCGGGCTACATTGTTCTTGTGACCGTTTTGCCGCCTGACCAAAACTCTGATGCCATTATTAACCTCATTCTGGGTTCGATTACGGGCTCGTTTAGCACGGTTATTGCGTTCTATTTCGGCTCTAGTCAAAAACAGGACTGATATGAAGATTAGCGGTGAAGGACTGGCGCTCATCAAACATTTCGAGGGATGCCGTCTGGAGGCGTATTTATGCCCTGCTGGCGTATGGACTATCGGTTATGGTCATACTCGTGGCGTTGGAGATAGTGACGTAATTGATCAAGAGGCTGCTGAGGCTTTTTTGATAGAAGACCTCGAAGAGTTTGAGGGCTACGTTAACAGCATGACGGAAGTAGCTTTGAGGCAGCATGAGTTTGATGCTTTGGTGGCCTGGGTATTTAACCTGGGGCCCGGTAATTTCAAAGAATCCACCCTGTTGAACCGAGTCAATTACGGCCCCCTGTCAGACGTTCCCTTTCAAATTCAACGGTGGAACAAGGCAGGCGGCAAGGTGCTTGAAGGCCTTGTGAAGCGCCGGGCGGCGGAAGCTGCGCTTTGGGAGGGGAAGGACTGGCGCGAGCACGTTTAATCTGCGATCAATCGTAGCCTCTCGCATAAAATCCGTGTTAGTCTGCGCTCACCTTCTGACGTTACATGGTGGGGTATGAATGAAATTTACTTCGCTGAAGCGGTCTTCAGGATTATCCGCGAACGGCGCCAAGCAGTAACTGATCTTTTAATCTACAAGCATGTCAAAGACATGGAGCACTACCGCGAGTTGACCGGCAATCTGGATGCCCTCGACTACGTGGAACAGGAACTCAAGAGCCTGCTAGAAAAACAGGAGCACAGCGATGACTGAAGCAGCAGAGGCCCTTCCGCCCGAGGAAGAGGTCGCGAGCCTCGAAGAGGCTTATCAAGAGCCCCAGAAGCGGGTTCTAAACCCCGAAGCCATTGGCGCTTCCCTTCTTGAACGCATGCCGTCCCCTACGGGCTGGCGTCTTCTCATCCTCCCCTACCAGGGAAAAGGCAAAACGGACGGTGGTTTGTATCTTCCTGACGACGTTGTCGAGAAGAACAAAGTGTCCACCCAGGTGGGATACGTGCTGAAAGTGGGCCCTCTGGCCTACAAGGACAGCGAGAAGTTTCCCAGCGGCCCGTGGTGCCAGGAAAAAGACTGGGTCATGTTTGCCCGCTATGCCGGCAGCCGTTTTGCCATTGATGGCGGGGAGGTCCGAATCTTGAATGACGACGAGATTCTGGCCCGGATCATGGACCCTGAAGACGTTCTGCATTACTAGGAGGCGACATGTCTGAAGCAGAGAATCAAGTCGAATTAGACCTGGGCGATAGCCAAGAAACGGAAATTGATTTCCCTGATCAGGAAGAAAGCCGGAGCCCTGCCCCGGAAACAGGCACTTCTGATCCCGATCAGGAAGATAACTTCTCGAAAGCCGAGACGGCTACGCAGAAGCGGATCAACAACCTCACCAAGCGCATGCGCGAGGCTGAGCGGCAGCGGGAAGAAGCGATCCGTTATGCTCAGTCGGTCCAAAGCGAAGCTCAGCAAATCCGCCAGCGGATGGAAGCTTTGGACACCAATTATGTGTCCGAGTACACCAGCCGGGTTCAGTCTCAGACCGAGTATGCTGAGAAAGAGCTTGCCCGGGCCATTGAGATGGGTGACAGCCAAGCGGTCATTGAGGCCCAGCGGAAGATCACGGCTTTAGCTATTGAGTCAGACCGTGCTCGCCAAGCGCAGATGCAGCAAGAGCGCTATCGCCAGCAGCTTGCCGCGCAGCAGGCGCAGCAAGTTCAGCAGCCCATGCCTCAGCAGCAGCCCCAGCCCCGTCGGCCTGACCCGAAAGCCGAAACCTGGGCTCAGCGCAACACGTGGTTTGGTCAAGATGAGGCCATGACCTATGCCGCTTTCGGCATTCACAAGAAATTAGTTGAAGATGAAGGGTTTGACCCTCAATCAGACGATTACTATACTGAATTAGATCAGCGTATTGCTGCGGAGTTTCCGCATAAGCTAGGCGCTGCAACTAAAACTGACGGTAATCGACGGCCCGCTCAGACTGTCGCATCCGCTACTCGCGGTAATTCTGGGCGCAGAAGTGGTAAATCGGTTCGACTCTCCCCGAGCCAAGTCGCTATAGCGAAGAAATTGGGAGTGCCACTGGAAGAGTACGCTAAGTACGTGAAGGAGTGAGCGAAATGGACGACTTAACGAACGATATGGAGTTTGGTGGGTCCGTGAAGCGCACTTCTCGCGCTAAACAAACTCGGGAGACTACGGCACGGCGTAAGCCTTGGGCTCCCCCGTCAATGCTGGATGCACCGCCTGCCCCTGACGGTTTCAAGCATCGTTGGATTCGCGCTGAGACGCGCGGCTTTGATGATCGCAAGAACGTCAGTGCCAAGATGCGCGAAGGCTGGGAATTGGTCCGTCAGGACGAGTACCCGGACTTTGAAGCACCTGTGGTTGAATCAGGTAAATACGAAGGTGTGTTCGGGGTCGGCGGGTTGCTTCTCGCGCGGATTCCTGAAGAAACCGTTGCGGAACGCACCGCTTATTTTAATCAGCGCTCTGCTGATCAAATGGCGGCTGTGGACCACGACATGATGCGCGAGAATGCACACTCAACCATGACGATTAGCAAACCTGATCGTCAATCCCGTGTAACTTTCGGTGGTTCTCGGAAATAGGACCACATAGGAGACTTTAGTCATGGCAAATGCTAATACTGCCTACGGTCTTCGTCCTATCGGCCTCGCTGGCAGCGGCGTGAACTCGACTGGGGTGACTCAGTACGAAATCGCTTCTGACAACACCAATGCTATCTACCAGTACGGCATTGTCGTCCCGCTTGCTGCGGGCGTCATTGACCAAGCTGGTGATACGGCTGGCGGCACCACGCAAGCTCTTGGTGTGCTGATGGGCGTTGAGTATCAAGACTCGGTTCAGAAGAAGCCTGTCTTCCTGAACTATTGGCCGGGGTCCGGCTCCGTGAGCGTTGACACGAACTATCCTGTCAAAGCTTTCGTTGCTGATAACCCCAATCAGCTCTTCAAAGTCGCTAGCGACGCCACGCTGACCAACCGGGCAACCGCGTTGGCCACGGTGTTTGCTAACGCTTCGCTGGGCACTTCGGCCCGTGCCGGTTCTACCGACACTGGCTCCTCGACCAGTGCATTGAGCGTGTCCTCCGTCAATACCACGGCAACCCTGCCGCTGCGTATTGTGGGCATCCTTGATGATGAAGCCAACAGCGACTATACCGCTGCGGGCATCCCGCTGATCGTGCGTCTGAATGCCCATTTCAACGCTGCCACCCGTCGATTTGATTCGCAGACTACTGCGGATTCGACCGGTCTATAAGGAGGCTGACAAATGGCGATTTCACGCGCACAACTAGCTAAAGAGCTGGAGCCCGGACTCAACGCCCTTTTCGGCCTTGAGTACAACCGGTATGAGAACGAGCATTCTGAAATCTTCGAGGAGGAGTCTTCGGACCGCGCCTTTGAAGAAGAAGTGATGCTTGGTGGCTTCTCCACGGCACCTGTTAAGGGCGAGGGCACTGCCATCACCTTTGACGACGCCCAGGAGACGTACACGGCTCGCTACCAGCATGAGACGATTGCTCTCGCCTTCTCCATTACCGAAGAGGCCATCGAAGACAATCTTTATGATCGTCTGGCATCCCGGTACACGAAGGCGCTGGCACGTTCCATGGCGCAGACCAAGCAAATCAAGGCAGCCGCGATTCTGAACAATGCGTTCAGCACCGGCTCCCCGATTGGCGATGGTGCTGCTCTCTGCTCCTCCGCTCACCCCAGCCTTTCGGGCAACCAGCGCAACCTCCTTTCGGTGGCCGCTGACTTGAACGAGACGTCCCTTGAGCAGATGCTCATCGACATTGCTGGTCTGACCGACGAGCGTGGTCTGAAGATTGCTGTTCGCGGCATGAAGCTGATCATCCCGAAAGAGCTGCAATTCGTTGCAGAGCGGGTGATCAACTCCAACCTGCGTTCTGGCACGGCAGACAACGACCTGAACGCCATGAAGTCCATGGGGATGCTTCCCGAAGGTGCGGTGGTTAACCACTTCCTCACCGACACGGATGCTTTCTTCATCAAGACTGATGCGCCCAACGGCTTCAAATACTTCAACCGTTCGCCGATCAAGACGGCAATGGAAGGGGACTTTGACACCGGCAACATGCGCTTTAAGGCGCGTGAGCGTTACTCCTTCGGCGTGTCCGACTGGCGTTGCGTGTTTGGCACCCCTGGTGCTGCATAAGCTATCTTCGGATAGTTTTGAAGGGGGCCTTCGGGCCCCCTTTTTATTTGCTCGGAATAAGGGTATAAATGGGTCAGAACCCTGACAGACTCATCGGAGTCTGACACTAGCCGCGACAGGAGATTCCCATGGCTACTACGACCTTCTCCGGGCCCATCAAGGCCGGAACGATCAAAGCAACCACCGGCACCACCGTCGGCCAGGACAAGGCCAACGTCGGCTTTGTGCTGATGGCTCAAAGCGGCAACGTCGTTTTTGGCGCAAACGGCAGCACCACTGTGGTCGCAACGCTGCCTGCTAACAGCCAAATCTTCCAGATCACGGTGGACGTCACGACCGCCTTCGACGCTGGCACGACCAACACCCTTGACATCGGTGATGGGTCCACGGCTGACCTGTACGCCGACGCCTTGGCTGCTGGCGCCCAGGCTCGCGTCCTGGCCACCTCGGACGTATCCCAGATCGGCAACCTGATCGACATCGGAACGTCTGATGTTGATGTCACGGTAACCTACAACCAGACCGGCACGGCAGCGACCGCTGGGGCAGCAACTGTCACGGTGCTGTACCTGCAAAACCGAAACCTCTCCTAAGGGGGTGACTCATGGCTGATGCCGTAACTTCTCAGACCATCATCGACGGCCCGCAAACGGCTGTCCTGAAATTCACCAATATCAGTGATGGTACGGGTGAGTCTGGGGTTAC